TGGAAGAACATACGAGCAGGTGAACCTTGAGCAGTTTTGCGATCTGACTTGTAACCAAGACGTTTAGCTTGAGTCATCAAGGAATTGACTTCATCATTACTCAAAGTAAAGAAGTCTTTACCAAGAAGACCAAGAGAATCAAGGATTTCATACGCCTCAACTGGATCAACACGACCTTCATTGACCGATGCTTCAGTTTGAATAGGAGCACCAAGAGCAGCACCAGCCATAGTTCTTTGTTCATCTGGACTTAGATTCTGACCACTAACAGACTTCTTCATAACACCAGCCAACTTTGGATCTTTGATCTTCTGTACGGCTGCTAACTGTTGACTCTTGATACGTTGTTTTTCTGCTGGATTAGAAGGTTCATTACCAGGAGCCATTGTATTAGTAGTGGTATCTTCAAATAAACGATTTGCCAACGCTTGTTCCATGATCATCAACTGAAGATAACGTGGATCTTGTTCGCTGAAGTGGAATTTCTTGTCTGAACGATGTTCGTTGATCAACCCACGAACACTGTTTAGTAGACGCTTCACCTGACCTTCCGATAATCGACGGAGGTTAATTCGTTGTCCGAAATAACTTTCGAACATCTTATTGTAATGTTTAGATGGCGCCACGGTGGCGAATTCGTTTAACTTCATTCTGTAATCCTCTATGATGCCAGTATTTAGCTCTAGCAATGTTATGTTCCAGACGAGATTCAATCTCGTTTTTAGTTCTTATTTTTGATTCTAACTTAGATAAGATATTGATTCTGGTATCGTCATCCTTAATCTTTTTTATCATCTCTGATCTTAGGTAAACATCATCATTTAACAACGACAGTTTTTTATCAAGATACTTGATATCAACTGCTGTTTCATGATAACCCATTTGGTCGGCAATACACCAACTCAATGCGCTATTAGTTTGTCTAAACTCACCGATATCAAAATCGTCTTTTGACACCACATATCTTTCTTTGTTGAATCTAATTCTGTAAATTCCAAATACCTGATAACTACCATCACCGTTGGTGGTTATCGTGATTGAACTCAAATCCTGTAATTCTTTCTTTAGTATCTTCCGAAATTTTTCTTTTATCATGATTTAAAAACGAATGTTGTTACTACCCACGCTAATACTCCTATCAACGATGTAATAATACCCACACCCCAGCTAATCAATCGATCATTATGTTTTCTTTCATTATTAGATAATAATTCTAACATCTGATCTACTACCGACTCAACCTTAGTAATCTTCTCGTCCAAACTTTCCATTTTAGACTCTAAGTAACTGTACCGTTTAGCACATAGTTCTACGTGCGCTTCTAGACTACGTCTTTCAATCCTTGTTGGCTCAGTCATAGAACTCTCCGTTTTAAATATTACTAGTATTTATCGTTAAATGTTTAAAACTAAGATTGCTATTTGGTACGTTTGTGTCGATAACCCCTACACGATAGTCATTAGTTTCATCTATTATCAACATAGGAACGTTATGAGCATCTTGTTTGAGTATGTCAAAGGTATCTTGGTTAGTATAGACCGATAAGGAATCCACAGAGAACTCAAAATACCACTGATCTTGTTTTTTAACTGGATCTGATAGGTCAAAAACCTGAGTTCGTAAAGATATTATTTGAGTGATTGTTTCTAAATTCCTTTGTTTGTTCCGTGATCTTACCCACGAAATTTGATCCACAATTTTATTACCGGCTCGATCAACAAACGGAATTCTATCAGGTCGATAGTACCCTGTAATATCAGTTCTGGTAATATCGAACTCACAAACACAACTAATTCTGAACATGCGACTATTTATTGTCACATGACATGGTGTCACATATTATGTGCAATAAAAAACCCGACCGAAGTCGGGTTTTCTAAAGCAACAACTAAAAGTTGTATTACGAAGCTGCGGTAGCAGTGCTCGCAAGTCTGAAACCAACGTTAGTTACGGTAGTACCAGTGAAGTCAAAAGACGTACCGTTGTTAAGACTAACATTGCCAAGACCGCCGATAAGACTCGCTAGGTTAGTAGTAGAATTATCAGAACCATTAAGAGCAGTATTGAAAGCACCCGTTGGGTACGTAGCAACGCTGAAGTTAGTGGTGTTAACAGTATTGGCTACCTGATAGATAGCAACTGTAGAAACTTCTTGAAGAGTCTGAAGAACGAGTTCAATAGCGCCGTTGACACCAGCCTGGTTGAAAGGATTGGTGTTGCCGCCACTTAGGTTAAAACCGAAGAAGTCGAGCTTTGGACCTTGGAAGTTAGTTGGGGTACCCGCTGGTGCATAAGCTACGTTAGCTGATAACTGTGGACCATTAAGGGTATCGGTTGCGAATACTGGTTGTGAGCCACCGCTCACTACTGGGATCTGTGCCATTTTATTTTCTCCTTTAAAATATGGTTCTTTCTGAACCTAGTATTATTTATCTTTTTTAAAAAATATTAGTTGGTTGGATTATTCATCTGTCGATTACCAACACTGAATCCAAATCTATCAACTAACTTGGCTCTACCAGCAGGGGATGCTAAAACCCATCCTTCCTGACCAGGTTGTTGACGATCAAGTTGGTTTAAAACATCCATTTTTAGTTCGTGGAGTAGTAAGAATATCGCAAAAGCAGCAGAAATACCATCAGCATTTGAACTAGGACTCTGAAGATATTCCACTATTCTAGAGTATTTTCCCGGAGTGACGTTGGTTTCTAACCATGTCATAAATCCAGGCAACAAATCATCAAAGTTACTAGTTATTCTGCTATTGATAAATTTCTTACATAGTTGTGGTAGATCTGTAATCTTCTGCGCTCTTAAATCACTGGGGTTGAATAACTGATCAATCTGTCTACCGTGTTGGTTGAGTAAAGATACGATATTCTTGTAAACTGCTTGATTTAATTGAATATTTTCAGCATTGTCAAGGGTAGGTTTGATTAGAAGAAGTCCAGGAACTTCGTTGAATTGAGTGCCACCAATAGGTTCTTCAACTGGTTCCTCTCTATTCTTGATACGAGTATGGACAGCAATACCAACATCGCTGACACCAATCTGTTGACCCAGTTTACTATTAGCTGGTATCTTGTACTCAATAAAGTTCGGTTTGAATACATAGGCTCCTTTTACTTCTGGGGGAGTGTTGCTGTAAAGTAGGTCACCTTGAACATACCCTTTGAAGTTTTCTGGAGTAGCTGCTTCTAATAGAGGAAACAACTTATTATAGATACCAATCAACTCACCACGATTTTCACCACGAGAATTCATGATATCAGCAATCTGCTGAGGACTGGTGGATAAACCGTCATATCCTTTTGCTTTGAATCCAGACTTGTCGGTGAGTACGAACTCACCCGTTGGTTTACGACCCCAAATAATAGCAGGTTTCCCGTCAAATTTGATAGTAGCCGTTTTCTTTGTATCCTGAGAAGTATGATTGATAATATCAATAGCCTCTTGAACACCACGACTACCCTTCTCGAATACTAAGTCTTCAAGATGTTCAATTCTAGCAGAAGCTTCAAATAGTGGTTGCATACCCTGATTGACGATTCGATCACGAAGTCGTGATAGAAAGTAACTTTCTGTTTCTTCTTTTGACTCCATAATGGGAATACCCTCTTTTTCAATGTGTTGTCTGAATTTTGCCGTCTTTGATTCACGATTAAAATCGTAGGTTATTGATTGTAACACACTCTCGACCGAAAGTAAATCTTTTTCTGTGGCAGTAGGACTCAGTAGAATTTTAGCTATTCTATCAGGATTACGACTCACTAAACGACCATCATCTAAACTGTAAAGACCCGCTAACGGATTCAACCTGTAACCAAGAGCATAAGCAATAGAATTCAATAACACATTTCGTTCTCTACACTTATGTTCGCTCTTTGGTGAACAGGTCATCATAAAACGACTGTATGCTAAATCACTGGTAGGATAGAAATTGACCTGAACGAAACCACTTTCTGGACGTCCAGTGATGGGACATCTAAAGAACACGATATTTGAACCTGACTTGACATAAAGACTCGGTTTCATCTTATTACCATGAGCCCAATGAATTAAGTAGTCAAATATCTGGTCTAACTTGACTTTAGAGGTATCTACTACAAGATCAATATTGCTACTGGTTGGTTTAATCCCAGTACTTCCAACCATATTGTCAAGCAGTTCCAACTCAGGAAACATCATATCCAACCAGGCCACAGTTTCTCTGATGTCAGTTTGGGCAATTCGTTGAGTATGAAGTTTGCCGTGCTTATCTAAGAATATCGGTCGACTCATTGGACTTTGTAACCCATTTTAGCTAATGCTCTGTCCGCTTCATCGTTTCCAGTTGAGTTGACAACCGTTCCAGGAGTAACCTGTTGTTTTATTGACTTTTTCTTTTTACCCGTTCTGCTTTCTGAATCATCGTCGGTCTTTGTGGTTGCTACTGAAGTCATTCTAATCAGATCGTTGAATAACTCTAATTCTTCGTTTTCTGGACCAGCAAATCCCTCGTTCAGAGTATCAAGATAATCATCTTCCTTATCAAGAAACGCTTGTAGTGGAGGTGATGCTGGTCTATTTCCCTTTAGAGTAGACCACTCACCCGTTTCATTTCTAACGAAGTCTGTGTTCTTGAAGTTGAGAATTCTTGGTTCACCAGATGTCACTTTTACTCCTCGCGGAGTAACCATTGGAGTCGGACGTTTTGGTTGAACTGGTTGTTGAGTAGTCTGTGCTGGACGTTGCGACGGTTGTGACTGTTGAGTTGGTTGTGATCCAGTAGCAGGAAACCCACTCAATTCATTGATAATTTCCATTATCTGATCGCCGTTTTCGAAATTTCCAATGGGAGTTCTTCCTAGCAAATTAGTCTCAACGAATTGAATCAGTTGTCTACGATAAAGATCACTCTGACCCGTTAGATACTGTTCTCGTTGTTGTGGATCTCGGATACTATTGGCGAATTTCTGTGTGTAGTTCTTCCAAAACTTTAATACTCTTGAACCCTGTTGACGAATAGCATACTCATCACCAATATCACCGCCACTACGCGATCGTTGACTAACAGCCTGACTAATATTTCTAGCACTGGTAGCTAGATTAGATCTTTTTGCTTTATCTAGTCCATAGTTAGCAAGTTTTCCTAAACCTTGTTTGGCAGCGTCGAGCACTCCCTCATCAATCTGGTTTTTTCTTGGTTGTGTTATTTGGTGAATTAGCATCTAATTTTCTCAACGATCTATTAAACTTGGACGGATCTTTAAGACGAATAGCATTGAGTAACTTCCTGATTAGAATGTCTGATTCTTCTGGTGTGTAGGTTTCTTCGATTTGTTCAACCAATCGAATAGCACTAGACATCACATTAGCAGCACGATTTTCCATGATGTGTTTACGATCACGGTCAATACAAAGACTCAAGTTCTTCTAATAAACTGCGGGTTTTTTTCTGCATGGTCTTTCTTAAAGATTAATAATATTAGTAATAGTAATACTATTATTTATCGCAAATCATCTAGAGTTAATCTTACTGAGTAGTTGTTGTAACCTAGTGTTTTGTACCTCTCCAGTATTATTTTCTACAGTTTCATTGACTGGATGACTTGTAAATGTATGTTGTGAGTTGGTTGAATCTAGAATAGAAGGTTTACGAACATAACCAGAACTTTCTTGTTCGTCACTACCCAAATCAGTGATTCTCATTGTTTCCATATTGTATTCAAGGTCAATCTTTTGTCCAACACCAGTACTACTTCTTGATTTCATACACTGAATCTGATACCGGCCTCGTTCTCTCATTGCTCTACTGGTAAAGATACCAAACACATTATCTGCTGTGTTGATCTTACTAATACCACCAGAAATATGACTGTGATCAAACTCAATTTCCTCAACAGCACTTCTATTCAACTGTGATGCTGTTACCATCAACACATTCAGTTCCTTAGCTAAGTTTCGTAACTCTTCTGATACATACTTGTCTTTGATAAACAGATCAGATGGACTAACCTTGGTACTCACTGGCATAAGTAGATCAAGATAGTCTATCATAATAAAGTCTACCTTGATATCGTGTTGAATTTGAACTTCTTTTAGATAACTTCTAATGTCATTGATGTTGCTCTGAGCTGGTAGGTATTTTACACGATATTGTCCTGCTTTCTTGGCTGCCATCCTAACTTTAAGTTCTGTATTTTCAATATCTCGACGAATTTCCTTGGTGCTAGTGTCGGTCAACATAGCATCAGTTCTTAGACTGGCTAATTCTTCGCTCAACTCTAGGGTAATGTAAACCCCACTCAAACCTTGATTGGTCAACCAGTTCAGTGCTAAGTTCATCATAACCAATGACTTACCACTACCACTACCACCGGCAAAGATATTGAGTTCACCTCGACTAAATCCACCATACATAATCTTATCTAGTTGTGGCCATCCAGTACTAACTTGTCCTCCACTACTAAAATATTTTTCAATACGACTTCTGGGATCAGCAAAGTAATCTGTTCCCATATCCTTGGTCAACCCAACTTGAATGGCGTCCTTGATTAATTTTTCAACAGGTCCGAAATCACCCTTTTCTAATAGATCAGCTGACTTTAGAATAGCTCTTTCTAGTTCTTGACGACGAGTAAAGTTTTCAAACTCAGTTAGGAACCAATCGTAATGACCGTCAGTTAAGTCTGGAATTTCTTTTAAACGAACACCAGTGGTAGCTAATATCTGGGATCGTTCTGGTAGGGTGCCATATTTTTCAGAATGTTCAGCAATAAACTTAGCTACTGGTTGTAACTTCTTGTCAAAGTTTTTTGCATTGAAAACATTCTGAACCCTAACATAACTCTGCGCATCCTGAAGCATAAACTCCAAGAATAACATTTGTACATCTGGTGAATATTCAGTGAGCATGGTGTTTTCTTTTTAATTGAATTTTTATTTTAGATGTCTCCACGGAATCTATTATGGATATTATCGTTGCTAACTTACCATATCGTTTTACAGCATCATTAGCATCCTTGATGTCCTTGTCCCAGTCAGGAAAACTAACCGACCAGCCTAAGTCAATCGCTCTAGTAATAAGTTGTTGTCCAGCCCTATCTTTGTCTGGAACAACAATAACCTGTTTGTCTAACCCTCTGATCAAGTCCGCCTGTTTGTCACTGATATCATTGTGAAGAACCGATAACCCATTTATCGCTAAGGCGTCAAAAACACCCTCAACTAGGATAACATATGACCAATCAGACTGCTGAAGGTCAGTGCCGAATACATAACCACTCTGAAGGTGGTTGAGATACTTTGGAGTTCTATTATCTAAATATCGGTTACAATACCCCACTATCTGGTTGTCATAAGTGAACGGAATAACTATCTTGTTCCGTTCCCGTCCCAATGCCTCTGGAGACACCATGAACGGATATCTATCATATTCTACACCACGACCAACCAAATAGTCAACATATTTTTTATGCCGACCGTCACTATTATCTAGTAACTCAAGACCATCCGGTAAAATTTCCGTCCTGAACTGTGGTTTCCACCGTGACACCTCTTTGTGGTGTATCAAGTCGTAAATGTTTTTATTCCTGAGACTCTCTAAGTTGATACGCTCAATAGTCAACTCATCTATGCCCAACCATTGCAACAAACTCTTAGCATTCCGACTCAACGGTCTGCCAGGTGTGAAGTTAGCCTTGAAACCACAGTTGAAACAGTGAAAAACCCAAGAACCATCAGACTCAGTCTTGAGACCACCACGACCACGCTTGTCCTGACTATCACCACGATGATGACAACAGACAGCATTGAACGATAGCCAACCCGATGGACTGACCTTCTTTTTTCCAGGAATAAAAGATATGATATCTAACATTACAAACCAGTGTACACCATTGTCACTGATATGTCAAGTGTTTCGACATTCACCTGACGTTGATTCTATTAACTCAATTTCCACTACTAAATCGAACTTCATCCAATCATTATGGTCAATGATAACTAGGTAACCGATTAAATCTACTGATGCTCATTGAATAAGCATTGTTCAACTTCTGAATTTTTCTTACTTCTTCCTTGAACGTCTCCGTGGATATCCACTCACATAATTGTTTAGCTTCTTCCGCTGAATCGACACCAAAAGCAAAGATACTTTTCCCCCACTTCAGATTCTCATTCCTCATAAAAACTTTGTTGAACTGACCATTGGCCGGAGCGTCATTGACCAATACCACCCAGGGTGAATCCACTCCCATACGAGATGTTTCAAAAACCTCTGACTTGACAGTGTCCCAGACGATCTTGTCACCTCTATGAATGGATATCACACATGGAATTCCATTCGGATCTTTGTTTTTTCCACTACTGATATCTTCTGGTCCACGTCTGGGTTTCAATCTCTCCCTATTAGGAAGAATCTCTTGATACCGTTCAACACTCGTCGAAATATCGTCTTTGTTCAAGTGATGTCGTGAAGCATGAATACAACGAACATCGCCGACCCCAATGTTGAAATGTTTTGAAATATTTTCTGAAATATTAAATGAATGAGTCTTGATTAACTTATTGACTTTCTTTAACTGTCCATAGGAGGAATCGATCTGAAGTGGCATAATCATAATGACCTTGTCAGCCATATCCAAACTTTTCTCAAAGAAAAGAGGATACAATAGTTTATTTCCTTTGCTGAATGGAGGATTACCCACCACTAAATCGAACTTCATTTTAAAATCATAAGTTAAAAAATCTTCGTGATAGATATTACCACTTCTCTTAAACGCATTTAAGAATGCTTTATTAGAGGTCATTGACTGAATTTTATCTCCGTCAATCGCATAAATCATGTTGTCTAGAATATGATCAATATGATGACCATGTTCTAGTAATTTCTCAATAATGATCAGTGAAAAAGTAGCACGATTGCTTTTGACATCTAGAATCTTGAGTTCTGGGTTACTCCAGTCAATATTTAGATTGCCAACAATTTCCTCGACTAATTTAACTGGAGTGGAAGAATCTATTCCGTCAGAATAAAGATGACTCAAAAGATTAATCATTTTCCTAATAGGAGTCAGACTTTCTCTTTCACGACGGAGTTCTAAGATACTTTTCATAATACACTGACCTCACTGATTTGTCAATTATCAATGTGATCATTTTATCAAAAAAATATTAGTTTGTCAAGTGTTTTTATCAACGATAAAACAAGTCTACCACATACCCGGTACTAATAACCACGATAGCACCCTGTTGCTCATATGGAACAGGAACCATCTGACCATTGGCAGCACCAAAAGGAATAGGCCAATAACCACTACCAGGGTTGGTCACAATAATACCCGTAACCGAACCAGTAACAGGGTCAATGATTGCCTCAGCAGTAGCACCAGCGCCATCACCAACGATATCAACACGAGGAGGTGCCAAATATCCACTACCACCATTCTGAACCAGAATATTAGTCAACTCACCATTGATACAACTAGCAAAAGCTACCGCTGGAATACCTGGTGGGTTGGGAGTGGCAAATAAACTATTGTTGAATGCCATTCTCAATAACGGATACCACCCCTCAACCGTCCAATGAATAGTTCCATAGTGGTTGTAGAATGTCCTACTCTCAGTAGCATTGTACCACAAACTTTCGTAGTTTTCAGCCCATTGAGCCTTGATAGTACCAGTGTAACCAATCAAGGTCATCTGAATGGTGGTGAGGGAATTGACTGGTTGAATATGACTAGAATAATACTCAGTATTCAATATGCTGTTGTAGTATGACCCATTGCCCGACCAATATTGTCCAGCCCAGTTCGGCCAGTTATTGTAACTGGTACCACCATAACTCATCTGACTTGAAATTTCAACGGTGGGAATAGTCAAAGGATGACTTGGAATAAACTGTGGAAATACTGAGTCATTGATATCTAACGGAGCTCTAGCACCAGCATAAGCATCAGTAAATACCGCTTCAGTTAGGTTTCCACTGTGTCGTTGAATACTGTATGACGCTGGTTGAGCAATAAGTTCTAATAACTCATCACGAGTGAATGTTACCTTAGCTCTGCCGTAAAGAGCATTGATGATAACCATTTCTTTTTCAAGTAATATTCTATCACCAGCATTATTCATCACTCTAAATACCAAAGTACTACCGGCGATATTCACAGGTTTTTCTTCTTGATTAATTATTTCAAAAAGGATGACATTATCAACCCCAAGATTTATTGAAAGTTTTTTTGCATACATTCGATTATTATACCTATAGTCAAACGTATATCCATCCCCATTATCAATTGAAAGGACTCTTTGAACTTGCTGGTAGAGATAGACTTGGGTGGAATACATATCAATATTTATCAATATTTATTATTACTACTAAATAGATATTAATATGACAACCATTTTTGACAAACTGACGGATCAGTACCCTTTTATCACCTTGGTGATTTACGCACAAGTGGAATATGTAGGCGTAATTCAGAATCGTGACCATGTAGTCACTACCATTTATGATTTTGGTAGTATTGTCGAAACTGACCAGAAGAAATTATTTATTGAATTGGCTAATGTTTGGTGGTGGGAAAGTAATAGAACTATTCCTATCAACATATTCCTCAAACATGAATGGAACCCGTTCAAACAATATCTAAAAACATTCAGCAACAAAGACCTTCAAATAGTTCACGGACCAGTATGTAGTCTAAGTGAATTAAATGAACGACGTTCTAAAAGACGTTCAATTACATTAGTCAAACGAATTTAATTCATTAATTAAATTCATATGTAGGGCTACTAATGCTCCATATGAAATGGAATGACTTTTCTTAAAAACGAATCCATGACTGTCATCCTTGTCCCACACTGTTTCAAATATCTCGTCCCATGATTTATTCTGTAAGTGTGCTTTGCCTGGTCTAATAATACTAATAAACGCAGCCATCTTCAAGATACTATCTGGTTTCATCTGTTTTAATAGATTACCATAACTACCTACGTGAATTAATTTCTCAGTGAATACTTTGTCGTGACCTAACCTATCCCACGGTGGTTCTGTTGATAATAACCTATCGTAATGTTCCTGATCACTAATCATTTGATACACTGATACATTTAGAATATCTATCTTAAAATACCCTCGTTCTTCAGCTTCCTGATAGGTAATATTAGAACAATCTAAGATAGGGTCATAAGGAATATCAGTAACATAAATTCCGCTGCTGTGATGTCGCGGTTGACCCATGTG